AAACTCTATAACTATGATGGTGAAGAGGTAGCGTGTGCTTATGTGGACGAGGATGGTCTTAACAAAAGGCTATCTCTCAACCCGCTAGGCAGTGCCATCTCATTCCTATTCGGTAATACCCCTTACCTAATGGGCAATGTACTAATAGTAGGCAAGGGCGACGCAGAAGGATATGACACAGACATTCCTGAGTTCCTGTTTAAACTAACGGAGAACATATGCGGCCATTCGATCAAGGAGTCTAATGTTTAAACGAATCATCGCAATCTTTCTCATCGTTACGATAAGCGTAGCAATAGATGATAAGTTCTTTGATAAGTCTCACATACCTATTGAGCCAGCGCCTAAAGACCGGGTGGCTGGCACTGTCATCGCGTTCTATGAGAATGAGTACCAGCAGTACGCTGTTGAGATTCTAACCAGGACTGGAAAGTTGGAGCAGTGGTCTTGTTTATATGTTTTGTGGACGAGAGAGAGCAACTGGAATCCCAAGAGTTTAAACAGAAAGTCCGGCGCGTACGGCATAGCACAATTTATGCCTGAGACTTGGGCGCTGGTGGGCTATAAGAAAACTGATAATGGGTTTACGCAAGTCGAAGCAGGGCTGGCGTATATCAAAAGAAAGTATGGCGGAAATATATGTAAGGCGCTCGGGAGCAATCTTGCTCGCGGGTGGTATTGAGTAGTACACTAGCAGTGAAGCGCTCGCGCCTTTCGTCGAGGTATAACCTTTCCAAATGCGGGCGCTTCATCTATTTATCAGAAGAATAAAATCCTTTTCCTTTGAAGTGAATAGGAGAGGGAGCGATAATCTTTCTAAGCGGAGCGCGACAATGAGGGCAATCTAGTTTATGACTGTGGGAGATGGAGAGTTCTATCTCATCTTGGAAATCGCAGTGGTCGCAGATGAAATCGTAGCGTGGCATTAGGGCTGTAATAGGTTAATCGGTACACGCCAGCCATCGATCTCTTTGTCGTAATACTCATCAGTCATATAAACATTAGCCTCAAACCATCCGTATATCTCAACCATCGAGAAGTATTCTTCATCAAGAACCTTTGCTCCATAGATAATACGACCAGCATCCTTCTTCCAAAATGGAAGCGCGGGTTGGGTACGCACTGTTCTTACTTCGAAGTCACCCACATCAGAGATGTTCTTCCGTGCTTTGTGGAGTTCATTAGGATACCAAGGCACATTCCAACTTAGGTTATATTGGCGAGCGACTGCCCACTCAGCAACATTGGCTCTTATGTTTGCGTTTATCTCAGGCTCTAACTTGCCGAACCTTTTACCAGCAGCATAGTTAGGACGGTCTTCAGAACCAAACTTGGTGAGCCAGCGTTCGACTGCCAGCAGTGCGCAGACGCGCACTTCAGACTGTGAAAGACTAACGATTATTGCCAAGGGGAATCTCCTCCGATATTGTTTTGTAGTTTACGCAACGCTTGCGTACACTTACGATCCGCTGTGGATATGGAGCACTCCAAGTATTCAGCAATAAGTTGGAGAGTAAGATTGTCATAGTATCGAAGGCGAAGAATCTCTTGTTCGTCTTTGTCTAAACGTTCATAAGATTTTTTAATATCAACCAGCATAGCCAGCAGGTTGCCACCTTCAGCGGGCGCTGATGGCTTCTTCGGAGTGCCATCGTTCACCATTACCTGGCTCTGTTCGAGGGCGGTATCGAGCACAACGGATTTAATTACAAATGGTAGGAGTTGGGCGATAGTTACTGTGTCGTAGTAAGCCTCATCGTTTATCTGATAGCCACTCTTAGCCGCTTTCTCTTTACGAGCATAGCGTTCAAGGTTGCGTCGTATCTGCCAAGCAATACGCTTCTCATTCCACTTACGCTGAACTTCATTATCTATCTCAAGTAATTCATTGAACTGTTCTGCTCTTGAGAGGACGAAAGCCCAAGCCTCTTGAAGTAAATCACTGCGCTCAGTAAATGCTCGGTACCTACGCTGGATTGTAGTAACAACCGAGGGAACTAGGTCATCAAGAGATGGATGTAAGTGGTCTGTCACTTGATTGCCTTTTCAATAACCTGAATGGTTGGACAAGGGTAAAACTTTTTATCGTGACTACACTGCTGAGGGTTGATGTTGCCTTCGGGTGTATGTAACTTGACGATTTCAAGTAAGGCTCCATCAGTCTTAGCAAGTAGTTCAGTGTAAGTCATCCGGTAACTCGGGCCAGTTCTTATCAAGCACCATAATTGCTATGGCGCTGTAGTTGAGTAGATCCACGAAGGAATCTCTAAGTGATTCATTAGAAGGCTTGACGCCATTATCAAGTAAGTTATTTATTCTTGCTACCTTGTCCCACATACGGACTCGTAATCCATTGAGAGGACCGCCAGGTGAGCGAGCCACGTTTAGGGGTCCATAATCTTTGTGTTTTCGGAGGAGGATGGTTCCTGCGGTATCAAATACCCGCCACATATCATCTACAAACTTATCATCTATCTTCTTATTGGCATTGGCTTGCAGGTTATCGTCCCATTCTTGTAATCTATCGAGACTATTATCATCCCCATATCCGTCAATAATACCGCTGCCTCTTGTAAGTCCTTTTTCTTTGTCATTCACTTTCCTACTCCTAACAATTCCCTGACCGACTCTGAACCATTTGTAAGGTAGTACTCATTGACGTCCATACCTGGGGGTAATTGTACGATTTGTGAGTTTAATACCTCTGACGCGACACGCCGAGAGAACTCCGCACCAGGGTTTGTGCCGTCCTCTTTAACGTCGTTATCACCTATGATAAATACTGTATCAAAGCCGAGGAACAACTTTGAATAGTATGGTTTCCAAGCGGCTACTCCAGGTATACCTACTGCTGGAATCCCCACTTCTCCTGACATTACAATCGCGTCCAACTCACCTTCACATATGGCTATAAATCCACTGTCAGATAAAGTATCTGCGACATTGAACATATGTAACTTCTGACCAAGAGGCTGTCCGTACTTAGGTTTGTCTTCGTTTAAACGACGGAACTTAACGCACTGGTAGAAACCCAGAGCAGACACATAAGGTATAGATAGCCAGCCTTCAAACTGTTCGTGACCGGGATGTGGGTCAATGACACTACCGAGCGAGAACGCTTGCGCTGTGTCCTTAGATATTCCACGTCCTTCTAGATAAGCGACGGCTTCCTCGCTTAGACTGTTGCTGTACCGAGAGACCACTTCCAGCAGCAATTTCTCTTGCTCTTTCGATTGCATCCTTGAACCCCAAGTTCTCTTTTTCCATCACCACGTTAATGGAATTACCTCCTTTGCCACACGTATGACAGAAGTACAAGTTGTCGTACGTGTTCATTACCGCACTTCGCCTGGTGTCATCGTGGATACAACACCTAACCGAAGCACTTCGTCCTTCTCTAATCTCTCCTCCATAGAAGGAGACTATTGCTATTATGGAGATTGAGTTTGCATTGGCTTCGGCTTTTCTCCCCGCTTTACGTACCAGCCTGGACCAGTCTTGTGTTGACAAGGACAATCTCCTTTACAATAACTGTGTAATTCTTCAGCCTTATCATAGTTGCCACGGAGATTAAACTCTCCGCCAACCTGGCACTCATTGCAAATCATCTTCTCGTTCTTCTTCCTTTAGTTCTACTTCGCTTGGATCTTCCGGTAGCGGAGGTTCCGCTGGTTGATTCCATATTTCTGTTGTTGTTATATCACCTTGTGGTATTGGCATTATCATTCCTTTGCTTCATTGTTTTATTTATTTTTTTCAATTCTTCAAGTATCAAGAAAAGAGCAATCACGGTTCCTTCTTGATAATCGTCAAAAGAATATCCTTTACATACACTGTAAATATCTTTTTCGTTCACTTATTTGCCTCCAACCATTGACTTAGATTCTGTATTACCCAAGCATTCTCAATGCTTGCGTTCCTTCTTTTTACTACGACAAAGGATAGAGGTAGGACGGAGAGACCTCTAGCCTTTGCGTAGTTCTTTGCTTCAGCCTGCGCTTCATCCCAAAAGGCAGGTAAGTCTAATTTCTTTCTGTTCTTACATTCCAATACATAGGTATCACCTGCGATTATAGTTACGATATCACCTTCATCGTTAGCGCCAGCCTTGGCTAAACGCTCGGCAAAGTGTCCAAGTGACCGGATGTATTTCATAACATCCGTCTCGAACTTACTGCCCTTGACTTTGTTGTATGTACCCATACCTCGCTACCTGTTGATTCGAATGTAAGTAAGCCCTTCCTTGTGCGTCACTGTCACCTATCTGACAGTTGCCAAAGTTTGTGAAGAGAGTGGCGTGGTCGTCTCCGTTAGCGGAGTGAGGGCCGAAACGGTTTTTCACTGGCGCCACTCTCAACATACCCTGTGTTGGGTCATACCCCAGGGTCAGTATGACGGCAGGTAATTGGCTTACCTTTCCGTGGATTGCACGACGCGGAGGAGGCTGGGTCACTGGACCATATTCGCTTTGCTCAGAGACGTGGTGAAGGACTAGCACACACGCTTCTGTTTTGCGAGCCATATCGTGCAAATTTATCATTATCTCTCGTAAACCAGCCCATTCGTTTTCGTGCTCTGCCGCCACGTTCATTAGATTGTCTATGACTATAAGTTCAGGAGCGACTCCATAGAGTTCTATGTAAGCCTTTATCTCCATCTCAATGTCATCTAATGATGGACTGGAATCAAACACCCAAGAGATATGTGAGATTCTTGGTAAATACTGATTGTAGTAATTGGAATCTTTTTGAAGATTCATTTCCACTGTGATCTGCGAGTGGTCGGATAAGTGGGCTAAAGCCCTAATCATTACGGTAGTAGTATCGGTATCAGCCGAGAAGAATAAAGTTGGAACCTTTGCTCTAATTGCATAAACAAGGGCAAACATAGACTTGCCTGCATTGGGCGCTGCTGCGACCATACAAACCTGTCCT